CTTCTTGTTCAGATCGTCGATCGTCAAGGAGCGCTTGGGCGCGATGTAGGGAGGCGTGTATCTCTTCACGCCGTAGCCCTCGCGGAGAACGGCCACGCCGCCCTTGTGAGGTACGACGAAGGGTGCGCGTTTGCGGTTACCGTCGCGGTACTCTACGAGCACGTCGTCCGTGCTGAAGAGGTCCGTCGTGTCATTGGTAGGGAAATAGCGATCGCGGATGAACGCGTACAGAGGGTTGAGCTCCTGAACGGCCGCGAGCATGGTGTGCGTCTTGAAAATGTCCAAAGCCATATTATTTTTCCTCCTTTTAGGCCTCGATGGCGGTGTTGAGGATGATGCCGCATTTGCGGAGCTCTTCCTCGTCCGTCGCCTTCAGCGTATAGCTGTCCGCGACGATGAGCTTGTTACGGTTGAAGTTGCCGGTACGGTACGCCGTTGCGTCCTTATCGGCCGTGGTTCCTACTTCGACGTCGTCTGCAAGGATGCAGTTCGCCGTCAGCGTCTCGTTCTCTTTTGCCGTGGTTCCGAGAACTACCAGCTTACCGTCCCCTGCGGTACCGCCGGAAAGCGCGAGAACCGTGCCGCGCTTCAAAGTTTTTGCTTCCGTGCCTTCCTTCCTGATCGTGACGCTGAAAACGTCCGCCGCGGGGCTGCCGCTGTTGATGAGCTCGTCGTATTCGACCGAGCCTACCGTTTCGTCAAGTCTGTTCGTCATCTTCTGACACCTCCCGTTTGCTTTTTGTAGGCGTTAATGAGTCCGGCAAACTCGGCCGCGTCGTCGCTGCCGTTGTCGTCGTTCCCGCTATTCGGCGCCCCGGTTACGCCTTGCACACCGGAGTCTTCGCCGTCTTTCTTAAGCCCGGCGAGAAACGCTTCGCCTTGCTTAGCCTGTGCCTGCATGGCTTTGAGCGCGAGCTGTTCTGCGGTGCACGCTCCTTCGCCATACTTGGCGTCCGCGATGAGCTTCTTGTCGCCGATCTGGGCTTCGATGCTCTCGATAGCCTGCAGTCTGGCGCGTTCCGCATTCACCGCTTCGGTTCGAGCAGCGGCTGCCGCCTTACTCTCGATAGCTGCTACAGCCTCGGGATTCTGCTCTCTGAGTTCCTGTTCTGTCATAGAACTGCCTCCTTTTTTGCCGGGATCCTCCGGCTGAATTTTATTTGCAACCGCCGAAGCGGGAGCATCCTGTTTGACGGGTATCGACGTGGGCACGTTCCTGAACGCCCGGATGTCGTGGCGAATTCCCGCGACGACCAGCATTCTGCTGTCGGCGTTCACGCTGACGCTCATGTCCGGGCCATCCGAAGACAGCAGCGTGTTGGCAAAGCCTTTGCTTACTGCGTCCGGACCGATCATCCACGTCTCGGATTTCATCATCGATCTGAGCTTCTCTACTTCGATTCCCGTCTTCTCGTGGTAGATCTGCGCGATCGCTGCGTTTGCTGCTTCGAGGCTCTTCGCGTATTTCTTCAGGTCGTCGGCATTGACAAAATCCACGATGACCGTTGCCACCTCGTGGATCATGATCATGCTGCCGGGGTGCACTTGAACGTCGTCGCCGGCGCACGCTATGACGCTGGCGGCCGATGCCGCGATTCCCTCTACGATGACCGTCTTGTGCCCCTTCAGCCCCTTGAGCTCGTTGTGGATTGCGATGCCCGTGTAAAGGTCGCCACCGCCGCTGTTAATCTTGACGGTGATCTCGGCCTTGTCGCGGACGAGCGCGAGGTCTTCAAGGAAGCCCTCGGGGGTAATGAACAGGCCCTTCTCTGCTTCTCCGGTCCACCAGTCCGTGGGCTGGCGATCGCACACGTCGCCGTAGAGCGTTATCGTCGCGGAGTCGCTCCCCGCGTCGCTGACCACGTTCCAAAACTTAGGCGCGTTTGCTGCCGGTGCAGGTCCGTTCGTCATTCTGATCTTGTGTTTTCTCATGATTTGGGATTTCCTCCTTGATTGATTTTGTTTATGAGATGCGGGAGCAGCTTGGCCGCGAACGCTTCCAGCGCTGCGTCGCCGTCCTGCCCGCTTGCCGCTTTGGCCAGTTGCTCGTTTTCGTCTGCCAGTTGCTCGACGTTCCTCTCGTAGCTTCCGCCGTTCAGTTTGACAGTGGATTGCTCTCTGGTGCTGAAGCCGTTCTCGCAGGCGAGCTGTTCGGCCTGTATCTCCTTGACTGGATCGAGTTGTCCCTGCGACGGTCCGATCCATTCCGAGCCGAGCCATGCCGCTCTGATTCCCGGATCGAGGAAGAAGCCGGGCGCCATAATGCGGCCACGTGCGATCGCTTCCGAAAGCCACACCGCGTAAAGCGGCCGGCAGAAGTCGTCGACGAACCACGTCCTCCACATTTTGAAGGCCTTCCACGCTTCCAAAAGGGCGGCGCGGCTGGCGCTGTAGGAGGCGTTGAACGCCTTCAGCAGCAGGTCGACCGGGATCTCGAGCGCGGCGCCTACTTGCGTGCTGATCGATTTGATGAAAGCGTCAAAGCCGCCGGCCGGACGCTTCGGATCTCCGAAGACCACGTCTTCGCCGGGTTTGAGCACGTTGACCTGCCCGGGGCCCATCTCGTATTCGTTCGGATCGCTGCTGATACCTTCGGGCCTCTCGCCGCCTTGACCATCGCCCACTTCATTGAAGGGGTTCTCGCTCGTGTCGGCTTCGCTCTTAATAAATGCCGTGAAGAAGCTCTCCACGACCGCCGCCGTCAGCTCGCTGTCGGTGTATCTCCGTGCCTGAAGCAGCGGCTCGATGACCTGTGCCAGATATGTGACGCCGCGGTACTGCTCCGGGCGTTCTGCCTGCATGATGTGCAGGACATTCGGCAGCCCAGTCTCCTTGCCATATGCCTCGACACGTACCCATTTGGTTTGCTCTGTCGTCTTCTCGAGGGGGTAAGTATTGCGGATGTGGTATGCCACGATTCGTCCCTTGCCGTCGACCTCGACGCCATCGTGGATCCTGTTACCTTCCTTGGTTTTACCCTCGGTGCTGGTGGCGAAGAACGTCCCGCCGCTTGTCATCGTAATAGGCGGCGTCGATATCCTGTCGGCTTCGATAATGTGGAACCGGAGCCCGTAGGGATTGAGCTTTGTGGGCTCCTCGTGTTCAAGCAAAACGACGACGTCGCCCGAGAGCTGCTCCGACATAAAAGTGAGCTGCTGCGCGGTGTAGAAATTGTTGATGCCGAGCGCATCGCAGTTCCGTTTGTCCATAGCCCAGAGCCCGAACTCGGCCTCTACGTTGCGCTGCCAGACCTTTGCCTGCTCGGCTGTCAGACCGAGGCGTTCGCGGTCGATTCGGCTTTTGAACGTCAGGCCGCAGCCGATGACGTTCGTTCGGTTCGTCTTAATCCCCGACGTCGCAATGGGCGCCGCCATGTAAAGCATACGGGCCCGCTGGCGCAGGGTGTAGTTGTGCTGGTCGATGTCTTCGATCGGTGAGCCGCTCGAGGCAAGGAAGCCCTTCAGCGCCTTCTTGACGGCGCTGGCGCCTGCGTCGCCGTAGCCTTTGTTTACCGGTCGTTTAGGTGCAGGTCCGTAAGGGGCCAGCTTCTTGTTTTCACTCATGTTGCCTCCTTACCAGTCACGCGGAACGACGCCGAACGCCTTCCGCGGCTTCCTGCCGTTTAGTAGTCCTTCGAGCTCGGCGATCTCGTCTTCGAGCTCCTTGATTGCTTTGCGGATCGCGCTCAGGTCGGTATTGTAACGCGTCAGGTTACGGGTACCGACACCGTAGCTTTGCACGCCGCCGTTCAGCATCTCCTTCTCTCTGGCGTAGTAGCTGCTGAGGCGGTCCTTCTTCGTTTTGATCTTTTCTTCGATTTCTGCCCTGTTTGGCATTGCTACCTCCTTTACCAGTCATCCCCCGACAGGTGCTTGTTCTTCTGAACGCGGCTCACCTGCTTCCGGGGCGGTGCCGGCTTCTCGGGCTGCGATATGCCCTTCAGCCTGCGTTCGATTGCTTCAAGGTCCGGATTTGCAAGCCTGAACGCCGCGTTGGCGTAGTTCCTGCAGTCCAGCGCTTCGTTTCTTTCGTGCCCGGGTATCTTCTCCCACGCCCACTGGTCGCCGCGCTTGGTGCGCGTGAGGACTAACCTCTCCGACAGGAGCCCTGAAAAGTACGCCGTATCGTAGCCGCGATCCTCGCGTGGGAAATGCGAATAGCCCGCTCCCGGCGTCTGAACCTTGAGCGCTTGCATGATACGCGATTTCCCCGCATCCACGCCTATGGTGTAAAGCCAGCAGGTTATGCGCTTGTTGTCCTTCAAAGGCACACGCGACGGAACGCCCACGAATGGGATATCCGGTCCGCCTTTGCCCTTAATGGCGAAGACGCGCTTCGACAGGCGCTGTCGGCAGGCCTCGTAGACCTCTTGCGTGTAATGCCCGCCGGAGTCGACGAAGGTGCAGCTGATGCGGAGCCCCTTCCCGCTGGCGAACTTGTAAACGTGATCGATGACGCCGTCGAGGCGTTCCCACACCTCTGCGCTGTCCGGCTTGCCGGTGATCACTCCCTTCGTGATTCCCCAGTTCTCGCCGTAGTGGCCGTATCCGACCACTTCGTATTCGAGGCGGTTGTCTTGCGTATCGACGCCACACGTCAAAGCGAGGACGCCGTCCGGGAGCTCCGCCGGGTAGTCTTCCCTCCGGGAGAGGATCCCTTCTTCGTCCTCAATCTCTCCGCGCTCCTCCCAGAGCTCGCCGAGCAGCGTGTTGAACACGACCTTGAGGCGCTCTGGATCATTCTTGGCTTCGAGGAAGCGTAGAATTATCGTCTCCCACGTTATCCACGGGCTGGCGAAGGCGTTCAGCCAGAATGACCGCACGCCGCGTTCGTAGGCGTCTGGGTTGCTGGCTATCCACTTTGCCGGCTGCTTCCTCATCACGTCTTCGGTGTGGATGCAGCCGCAGCTCCGGCAGAGCCAGTAGATGTTCGAAGCCGAGTAGACCTTCTTGTGATTGACCGTCTTGGTCTCCGGCGTGAACTTGATGTCGTCGAATATGATCTCGTGCCATTCGCCGCAGCTCGGGCATTGGTGGCACCAGCGCTCCTGCGTGCCCCTGTAGAACGATGTCTCGATGTTGCTCCTCCCTTTAATCGTAGGCGTTGAAGTCTCCACCGATTTCTTGTTGTAGAAAGTTGTTTGTCTGGCTTTTGCGAGTTCCCACGGATCGCCCTCGGTTCCGGCGCTTAAGGCCCAGCGGTCTCGCTCGTCGCCGAAAATGTAACGCGCCGGCGTGGAAGCCAGCGCGCTTGCCGAATTGGATCCGGTGATTGTGAGCATTCCGCCCGGGAATGCTTTTTGAAGCAGCGTGTTAGCGCTGTCCTTTGCTTTGATATCAGAGACCTTCGCCCGCAGGGGCTTGCTGTCCCTGATCATGGGCGCGATCCTCAGTCGTGAAAACTTCCGCGCATCGTCAAGGGTGGGAAGCACGAACATCGTACTTGCTGGATCTTGGTCGATCGCGTAGGCGATGCAGTTCAATAAAAACTCGGATTTTCCGACCTGCGAAGCCGCCACCATGACGATGTTCGTGACCTTCGGATCGTTGAAGGCGTTCATCGGCTCTTCAAGGTATGGCGTTCGTGACGTGCGCCACGGGCCTGCCTCGGCGGCATTCTCCGGTGATAGCCTTCGGAACTTCTCGGCCCATTGTGTGACCGTTAATTCCTCCGGCGGTGCGAAGTTCTTTATGGCGGGAGCTATTGCGGCGTTGAGCTTACTCGTCGCTGTCTTCGGGCTTTTCAAAGTCCTTTCCTTGCCGGTCCCTTACCCTCTTGCGGTAGGCGTCAGGATCGTATTTGTAATTTGCGAGCTCGGCGAGGATCGCATTGACCTCGGTCCGCACTCTGGTCGATATCTCGGTCGGCTTCGTGATGGGCGCGAGGTCCATCGCCAAGCGACCGGGGAGCGCGAGAAGCATTCCACGAATGGCGAAGACCAGATCATTCGTCATGGCCTCCACGTCCTCGCTGCGGTGGAGCCGTCCGAGCTGTTCGTCGTACTCGGCTTCCGCCATCGCCGCCTTCGTCTCCTTGAGGTCTGCTTCCGCCCGGAGCTTCCGGCTTTCGTTGTCCGCGTCTTCCTGCGTACCGTTGCCGCCGCTCTTCTCGCTCACTCGCTTTTGAAGATATTCAATGTAACGCCGCACCGAGCCGAGCAGATCGTATCGTCTCTGCCGTCCCACCATCTCGGTCTGGAGTATGCCGTCTTGCGTCAGTTGCTGG